CTCAAGCGAACCCCGCTTGAGACGGTCACGGTTTCCCTGGGTGCGTTCCGGGGGGCGTCGAGCACGACGCTGGCTACATTACGCGCTTCTGTTCGGAGCTCATCGAACGCTGCCAATGCTCACCGCGTTGGCACACACTCCTTTCGCCGCATACGAGGTCCCGCTCGAATGTCGGCGCGCTGCGAAAGAACGGGGGGGGGCCTGGGAGATCAAGACGATTGAGGAGAGGCGCGCCCATTGGTGCAAACGCGTGACTTTTTGTCAGAGCGACTCGGTGGTGACCAAGATCGTCCTGACGGAGAAAGAGTTTGCGAAGCTGATGGGCACCGCGCGGCAGCACCTGTGCGCCAACTCGAAGGAAAGCGTGCTGCATGCCGCTGTCAACCTCGAGGCACAAGGGTTGTGGAGGTCGGGAAGCTTGGAGCATGTGGCGATGAAGCACATGGCACCAGACCTGGTCATCCGCTGCGCGCGGGGGGCGTACTCCAACCGGGGTTGCTATGCGTGGGTGAAGACGTGCATGTGCGGGTTCTACAACGAGATACAGAGGACAATGTATTGTCGACGCTATGGACCAAGCTCCGTCGAACCGACTCCAACTTCGTCGCCTGACGATGCGGGGGGGGACGGAGGAAGCAAAGGCCCGCCAGATGCCAAGACACCCGCCCCCCCAAGCCCCCCACCCGAGGTGTTACCCGCTACCCCGGCTCCGAAGGTGCTTCCACCGCACGAGCCACCCAAGGACGTTGTTGACATGGTTGCGGAAGGCAGCCGTGCCACGTGCGCACGCATCCCCGCCGAGAACGAAGACCTCATAAACATGGCAGCCAATGGGCGTTATGTTCGTGACGAGGTCGGGGGTCAGGCGGTACAGTGTGTGCTGGGCCAGAATTTCGACGCCGACGCAGACAAAGACCACGCCAAGCGCACGGGGGCCCTTATTGGGCCGAACGCGCGGCCACCGCTGGTGTACGCCAACACCGCGGACAACGTGAAAGCGGCGATTCGAAACCGACTCCACATGAAGGCGAAGCCGTGCACATGGACGGCCGCCGACAAGACGAAAGTCGGGAAGATGGTACAGAGCGCACTTGGGGCAAAGGGTATATTCAGCAGGAAGAAGGTCGAGAGGTGGTTTCGCAAGCACTTCGACATCCACGATTGGAAGTCGAAGAAGTGGGGAGACCAGCGGATGAGATCGACAATTGAAGGCCTGCTGCGCGAGATAGACCCCGAATTCAGGCTGAAGACGGGCGTCAAGTTCGAGGACATGCCGGAAGGCAAGGCACCTCGATTCTTAATCGCAGATGGCGATGCCGGGCAGGTCATGGCGCTCGCCGTGGTGAAGTGCATGGAGGAGCTCCTCTTCGAGGCGCTCGAAGAGCACTCAATCAAGCACGCGAGCAAGGCACAGGCGATGGAGCGCATTTTGCGCGGGATGCAGGTGCCGGCCAAGAGGAAGTCGCGGGGCTACACGTTCGTGGAGGGAGACGGCAGTGCGTGGGACACGACCTGCAACCTGACCGTCCGGAACGCGATTGAGAACCCCGTGATGGAACACATTGGTGCCATCCTGGCCGAAATCGGCCTGGTCCCTGAGCAGTGGGCCAAAGCACACGAGCGCGTGAACAAGGCCTCGACGTACAAGGTGTACTTCAAGAAATGCGGACAGCTGTATCGAGAAGTGATACCCGCGATTCGTCGGTCCGGACACCGCGGCACCTCAGTGCTAAACTTTTGGGTGAACTTCGTCATGTGGCTATGCGCGGTGTTCGAGGAGCCAGCAAGGTTCCTTGACACATCGGTCAGGGTCGGGCGCGACGTGAGTGGGGAAGAACGGTGGTTCTACGGTGCGTGGGAGGGTGACGACTCCGGTGTCCAGACGAGCCCAAAGCTCAAGATGGTGGACGCCGAAGACCGCAAAGCCCTCCGCGACGGCACAAAGACGCCGGCCGACCTTGCCGACCCCAGCAACGGGGTAACCGCCAACGTGGTGGACACGTCCGCAAAGGCCTTGGACTTTTGGGAACGCGCAGGGTTCAACATGGTATTCATTTTCGCAGAGCAGCGAGCGACAATGGTAGGGATGCACATTCATTTGACCCAGGACAAGGGCAATACCGAACCGTCAGGGTTGTATTGCCCAGAGTTGCCCCGGGGCATCATGAAGAACTTGTCATGCTCACCGGCCATCCTTGCGATGGTGCGGGACGGCGACCTCAAGGGTTTCAAGCAGTTGGCCGCAGCCGCGAATTTGGCGCGCGCAGCGGACTTCGCGGGAATCCTACCCACAGTCAGTCGGAAGTACAAGGAGTACGCGGACCGGTTGGATGCGCGGGACTACACCGATCGCGAGATGTCGATGCACATTTCAGGCGAGGAGGGTTTGAGTTCGGCAGGAATCCGGGACGAGATCGACTTGAAGAACGGGCGAGTAACCCCCGACGACGAGTTGGCTGTGATGGACAAGTTGTGCTACAATGCGAGTGAGGAAGAGCTGGCCCGTTTTGGGGCGTATCTGTGGCACTTGGACACGGTTACGGACCATGAGGGCTACGCAGCCTCGCTGCCCGCCAAGTGGAAAACTGGTGGGAGCGTTTAGGAGTGGAGGAATTTACGGGTGCACGCCGCAACAAAACCAATAAACATGTAATTGGCGGCCCGTAGCATGCCAGGTGGTCGCCCACTGATGAGTGGAGTTAGCGGCCTGGGTTTTGGCACCGCCGTGGTGCCTAAGGGGTGCGCAGGGAGGAAAATGCCCTAGCGTGAGATGACCGCGTCTGTCCTATGTGGAGATTTCACCGTCTCGTCTGGTGTTGGACAGCTAACCGTGCCCTAGCGGGAGGTCAGCCTTATTCTTCAAGCCCAAACTCGTGTCGGACGAGTGGGTCAGAGCCTGTGTGGAAGCCCAACACCCTTCCTGAGGTGTGGCCTTGCGTGGAACTGGGGACGAGCACCAGTAGGGCACTTGCCAGCCCGTGTCCGCGCACCCTGAGTCCCCCCTAGGGAATGGCACCTCAGCGGTTAGGGGTAATCGCATATGAGGAACGTCGAAGCTGGTCGCCTGCGCGAAAACGCAGATGGTTGGTGAGGGGACCCGCGGTGATGGTTACGATTTCGTAGTGGTAGGCGTTCTGCCACGGTAGACTTAAAGGTAACGTACTGGATGTAGTGAGCTTCGAGCCGGCTAAAACGAAACCCAGCAACCTACCAGGACCGATCAAGTAGTATAAGTGCGGCATTGTCGCCTCGTGTCTCGGTCTGCCGCTCATGTATAGTTCCGACCTGGTGGTCACGGTGGTCAGACCCACCCACGGCAGGTGCCCGTGACCCCTGTACAGTTTTCTGTAAAGTTTTAGTCCGTAGGCCCAGGTGAACCCCGCCTGAGACGAGTACAGCACGCGCGCGGACCGCGTATTTTCTGTTTGTTTCAACTACACGATGCCGCCCCGCCAGGGCAAGAATGGACCGAGATTCTCAGCCGGGTCTCGTCTCCATAGACAAAAGTTGGCCAACGAAGCAGCCTCCCTTGCTGCCACAGCGAGGAGTCTGCAGAGGAATGTTCAGTACACCCGGCCCTTCCGACAGGGAGTCGCCGCGGCCCCCGCGGTCGCGTTCGGTACCCAACCTCCTCGGAGGCGCCGTCAGAAGAGGTCAGGGGGCCAACGGGGCCGGATGCCCCGCTATTTTAGCGCGCTTAGTCCGCACCATCTGCCCCTGCCAAGGGCAGTCGGCCCATACACCGTCATTCGGACGACGTCCAAGCACACAGTTGACAGGAACCTTACCATTTGGGGCCCCACCCAGGTGATCGACCCTACAGGCCTTGCTCACTGGAGCAACGTTGTCGGGGTCGGTGATGTGGACGTTACGCTCGGCATGAGCGCTAGCAACAACAGTGTGACTTTCACGGACAAGACGTTTGGTGGGTTTGGGACGACTGAAGCAGGATGGGCACAGTGTCAGTTGGTACCGGCGGCGTTCACGATCCAGGTCATGAACCCGGCCGCACTAGCAACCACGGGTGCGAGTGGAATCGCCTATATCGGCAAGCTGAAGACACTGCCGAAGTTGGCAAATAGCCAGAGAACATACGACGGGTTTTCGGACGAGTTCGTAAGCTACAATTACCCACGCTTGTGCAGCGGGGGGAAGCTGGCATTGCGCGGTGTGGTGTGCTCCTGCGTACCATACAATATGTCGGACCTTGCCGACTTCCAACCCATGTTCACCTACGGCACAGGTGGCAATTTCACGTGGGACGGGAGCGGCGGTCTGTCAGGCCTAGAGCACTGCGGGTTCGCGCCAATCGTCATTTCCAAGGACGCCGGCATGAACCTCGAGGTGCTTGTCACGGTGGAGTGGCGCGTCAGGTTCGACCCGTCGAACCCCGCGCAGGCGAGCCACAAGCTCTACAAGCCGAGCAGCGACGCCCAGTGGGCAAAGCATTTGGCTGAGGAGACCTTGCGTGGCACGGAGGACATCGCAGAGTTCATAGCGGACGCCGGCGTTGACGCCGCGGCAGCCGCAGCAGCCGGAGCGTTGTTGATGTGAGTGTAGTTTGCATGCCCCGCCGGCCCGGCCGGTGCAGGCACCTCCGTTGGATGGCCGACGGAGC